CCAGCGCACCGTCCGCCGCGTCGTGACACTGCGGAAGGTGTTGGTGATGATCGTCCCGTTGGCGGTATACGTGCTTTCGCCGAACGATCCGGCCTCGCCCAGAAACGTCACGCTCTTTGACCCGGTGGGCACGCCGGGTGGGATCGTGAAGGCGGAGGTGAGCACACCGGCTCCGTCTGCCACGGGTGCAGGGGCTGGCGTCACGTCGAGCCCGTCGAATTCAACCCGCAGCAGCGCCTCGTTCGGGTCCATGCCGCGCAGCGTGACGCCAACGGAGCGCTGGCGGATGTCCAGCGCGGCGCGCGAGGTGGAGGACACAAGCTCGGTGCTGGTGGAGACCGAGGTGCGGGACAAGCGCCCTGAGCCCGAGGTGAAGGCCCGGGTGATGGCGGAGGTCCATTGCGTCTCGACACGGGTCCAGTTGTCCACCGACGGCACCAGAGTGACCGCCGCCGGCACCGGCTCGAAGTTCATGTACGGGTTGATCTTCATCGCCCGCGTGCTGGCCAGCTGCTCAAGCACCGGCGTCAGCTCATAGGCGAGCGTCCACGTCGCCGAAGCTCCCTCTGGCGGTTCCTGAACCGCCGCCGTGATCGGCAGGGTCAGCTCGCCCCACAGCACTGCCGCGCTCTGCGGGATGCCCTGGTCGCGCAGGTCGTCGTCGAGGAACGGGTCGACAAACACCCCGAGCTTGGAGGTCGGGTCGGTGATGTTGGCGTCATTGCGCAGCCGTTCGATGGCCACGAGCTGGAACAGGCCGCTGATCTGGCGTTGCATCGCGGCAAGGTCCGCAAAGGGCACGGCCCGGGTCGCGGTGTTGCGCACCAGTGGCACCCGGTCGGCAAACCAATCCAGCGCCACCTCCGCCAGAGGAAGCACGCTGCCCGGCAGCTGCGGGGCCTGCGGGTTGAGGGTCTGCGAGACGCCGCGCACCCGCGAGAGCTGACCGCCCGCGCTCATCACCAGCGCATCGATGCGCGGCAGCTTGTAGGCATAGTCGATGAACACCGTGGTCCCGGTCACGGCACCCGAGACGGTCACGGTCTCATCCGTCACAGCCTCCGGGGTGATGCTGTCGATGTAGCGATAGGTGACCGAATAGGTCGACCCGGGGGCAGGCTCCGCGCCGCCCGGCGACCAGTCGATCCGCCCAGCCGAGACCACGTAATCCACCCCTTGCGTATAGGCGGTGCCGCCTTGTGACACGCTGAGGACCGCAACCACCGTGCTGTTCGCAAGCGGGTCCGATGCTCCGGTGAAGGCGCCATGGGTGACGGTCTCGGGGGTCTCGCGGGTGATGGTGACGTCCGTGACCTCGGCGATGGGGACGAGATTGACCGGGATCACCGCGGTGCCGGTGCCGCCATCGGCAAAGCCGTGCGGCTCGGCATTTACCGCGCGCAGGTCCGGATCGACGGCCCAGCGGAGGCGCGTGGATTGCGGGCGCTCGACCTTGAGACCCCCGACATTGCCGACACCTTCGGCAAGCGAGAAGACGTACTCGGCAGGGACATCGTCGCGGGTCAGATAGGTGAGCTCCAGGCCAGTGGCGACATAGGAGCCATTTGCCTCGCGGTCATAGCGGGCCACGGTTTGCAGCACCGCGTCGAGCTCGGGAGGCTGGATCCTGCTGTCGAGTGTGCCATTGGTGACGGTATAGATTGCATGGAAGGCTCCGGTGCCGCCGTCGGTCTGCGTGCCGCTGTCCCAGCCCCAGAGGATCTGCTCCTTGCGACGTGCGGCCCCGGGTTCCTGATAGTTGCGAGAACCCAGGGCCGGATCGCGCAGGGCCGGGTCCTCGAGCTCGGTGAGGATGGTCTCGACAAAGCGCACGCCGAGGGCGACCGTCCGGTCCACCGGGATGACGAACGTGGCCGCACCAACAGGGCGGGCTGCGCCGCGCAGGTAGACGATGCCGGAGGCCAGGTTGACCTCCCCTGTGGCGGGATCGACGGAGACGTCGCCATCGCGGATCAGGTCGCCTTCCTTGAAGATGGCGTCGCCGATCCTGGCGAGGCGGTCCGCGAGCCAGGTCTGGACTTCGTTCAGCTCGCGGCTTTGCAGGCCGTCGCCGGCGCGGAACATCAGCTCGGCATAGCCGGAGGCCGAATTGTAGAGATTGTAATAGCGGTCAAGCGCCACGGGTGGGCCTCCTGATTAGAACGTGACCACGAACTCGAAGGTCTCGCGGGTCGAGGGTTGGCGGATGATCGGGACGGTGTTCTGCACGATCAGCAGGATGCCGGGGTCGGTGATGGCGGCCGGCTCGAAATACCGCAGCCCCGCCGGGAGGTTGGGATCGGTGGTGGTGCCCACAAAGAGGCCTTGTTCGCGGATCACCGCATCGGGGGCGTCCTCGAACTCGAAGCGCACCCGCACGAAGAGGTGGTTGGTGGGTCTGGCGGAGAGTGTGAAGCGGCCGGTGGGGGCGACAATCGCGCCTGCGTCATCCGCGACCACGAACGCCACTTCGTCCACCGCGCGGCGGCCAAGCTCGCCCAGCAGGGCTGTCTGCGTCACATCGGGCGGGGGCGTGTCGATGGTGTAGTTCACGCGGACCGTTGCCTCGACCGGTATCGCCCCTGTCACGATGCGCGTGACACGGCCGGTCGAGCTGTCCACCGTGTAATCTGTCCCGGCCGAATAGGTCTTGGTCCCATCCGCAGCGGCAAGCGCCACGCCTAAGACGTAAGCGTGAGGCAACTGCAGCACATCGTTTGCGCCGAACGTCAGGGCCCCCTGAGGGGCGGTGCTGTCCCAGGCGGTGTTGCCTGTGCCCCAGGCAAGATGGAGCGGGCGCTGGCGGATTGCGTCCGCCAGGGCTGCGCGCCCCGAGCGCGTCATGATAGCCATTAGGCCTCCTCGTCAGTCTGTGTTGAGTGTGTCCGTGCGGTGCATGGCCCCGACGAGGACATGCACCTCGGACCAGGGCTGGTCGACGTAAGTGAGCGGCAGCCAGAACTGCCCGGCGTAAGTTGTCTCTCCGGTCACTTCACTGAACCGGATGGGATAAGCCGCCGGATCATAGAGCTCAGGCAGCATCGCCTGAGACGGATTGGTGGGCGTTAGAGCGAGACCGTCGCCCACCGCCCGCGCATCGGCCCGGCGCACCTGTCCGGGAATGAAGCGGTCCTGGTCCGAGACCCGCGCGTCGGCACGCACAGCGTCCCCCACGCGCACCGCCACCTCGTAGGTCTCGGCAGCAAGCGCCCGCGAGGGCTGAGCGTACCAGACCGGCGGTAAAGTCCGCGGCGTTTCCGAAAGGCGATAAACCTGTGATCGGCCGCCGATGACTTGGCACCGAACCGTGTTGCGCCATCTGAATGTGGCGTGCGGCAATGGCACGAGCGCAGATGCGACGGCCCTGCGTTCGAACATCTCCGTGCGCCGGGTGCGTCGCACCTCGGCCGGAGCGCCAGAGACTGCAGCCTCCTCGGAGAGCCGCCAGCGCCCCTCGTAGAACACCCAATCCACCGGGGGTGTTCGGCTGTTGATGTCCCCGAGGCGCATCCCTTCCGACAGCACCATCTGCGCGCGCTGAAACTTGCGCACAGGCTCGAAGTCGGCCGGCTCGTCCGGGACGCCGTCGGTGTTGGCCAGCGTGAACAGGTGCGCGTGATAGATAAACGGGTTGGGCGTTGCCCGGTCGTCGTCGAGTCTGCTGTCCGACAGAACAAACCGGCCCGGCAGGAACGCCCGCCCGACATGGTCGACGAAGATCCCTGCATGTGTCTGCGCTGTGGGGGCCGGAACCACGGTGCTGACCACGCGTCCAAACGACAGGCGCGTCTGCCCGTCTGTGTGATGCACGCCGCTGTAATCGCTGAGCAGCCCGTCACCGAGCCGCGTGTCGTCCAGCTTGATCCGCCGCAGGTCGTAGCCGTGAAAGATGCGCGCCAGCCGCGATCGCGCCGGTGCCGACAGGCGCGCGAGCGCGATCAGATCGTCGATGTCCTCAAGCGGTGGCACCGCATTCGTGTCGATCTGAAACGCGGCAAAATGCTGCCCGGGCTCCTCCTGGAAGACCTGAACCCCGTCCAGATCGCGCCACGAGAACGCAAGGCGCAAGGCCTCGGGCGTCCCGCGCAAGCGCTGCCAGCGAATACCCTCCCGCAGCGCCCGTTGCGGATCGCTCAGATAGGGAAGGATGTCTCCCAGGCCGTATTCCCAGATCAGCCAGGGCACAAACGGATCAAAGCCGTCGA